TTCTACCTCTTCGGGTGTAAGTTCAGGAATATATTCCTCATAGTCTTTACTACAGCTAATAGCAATAAGACTAATACAAATAATAATTAAGTTTTTCATAATCTAAACCATTACAGGACTTCCTTTATAGCCCCATTCAATAAATTTAACAATAGCAATAGCTGTGGCTTTACGAGCACTACTAGAGCAAATAGTTATCGGATTAGTAAGTTTATCCGATTTGCGTGATGAATTGAAGAAGTAAATCATAACTTATTTGTTTTTAGTTTTACAAAGTTTAATACTAGATACAACGGTGTCACAATATTTGTAGACACTACAACCTTCACATTTAAAACGCTTATCAGTCATAGTCGTAAAGTTTTAAATCTTGTGTATATTGTTTAATTATAGTCCCAGCTATGAAGTTAATAATACTTTACCTAATGGCTTTGATTCGTATCATTAAAATCATAGCTGAGATTATAACGTTTACTCACTAAACAGATAATAAGATGTTATCTCTTGTTTTAACTCAGGGTCATATTGACAACCGTTGTCTTCACACATTTCGTCATACAATTCTTGATTGAAATCACTTACCTTTTTCATAATACATTTGTTTTTAAGTTAATATTAAAGTTAATTGTTGTGGACTAGATAGGGTTCGAACCTATGACCTTCACATTATGAGTGTGCTACTCTAACCAACTGAGCTACAAGTCCTGATAACTCCCCCGTAGAGAAGAATGTGATTAATCTACATTCTCTTTATAGGGGAGCTTATATTATTAATCGTAAAGATATTCTTCAGTGATAGATATTCTTGTTTCTATTTTGCCATCATAATAGCCATCCCAAGAAATATCACAACGATAAAGTTCTTTGCTGTCAATGTTTTCCTGCTCAGTATATTCAAGATTGTCTTCATCTTTAGAATCTTCGATAAATTCTTTGGCGCAATTCTTAGCAGAGTGAAGATACTTATAAAGTCTTGAACATTGTTCAACATACTTGTCATTAACTTTGTTGAAGCGAGTGTATTTGTAAATAATCATAGTCGTAATGTTGTTATTGAAGTTGTGTAAATAGATGAGATTCATTTCGTAGAAATTAATCGAATAATAGCTAAGATTATCTAGTCTGGTTGGACTTATGAGATAAGATAGCTAATAAAGATTAAGATGTTGGAAATGATGAGGAAAAGGGTGAAAAGATAGATGCTGAAAAAGGTGAAATTGAGATTTAGAGTTAATCAGCAAATGATGAGAGGAAAGTGGACGTATTAATTGAGGAAGTGTAAATGGAGTTAATTACGAAGTAATTAAAATCGACTGAAAGGAGATAGTGCTCCAGATTCTACTATTCAAACATTTAACTAAACTAGTGCTACAAGACTTATCCGTAATAATGGCAAGGCTAATTTTACTCCACTTGTCGATGTGCTGTATCACTCAGGTTGATTTTAGCACATTCAACAGCTGTAAATAACCCAACTATTGCAAACATAGTCTCAAATAACTTGCAAGTTACAAGTCCACAAGTTGCTTTGTCTTCGTTCCACATGAGTACTAATAATAGTATTGTACTACAGAACGATGTTACTGCTAAATTTAACTTAATCAGTTTCATAATTTATTATTTTTAAGTTGTTTTTGACGCTTGATTCATTAGCTAATTGAAAAGAAGGCTTATAAGTAAAGTTGGCAGTGTTTGGACCAACAAAATTTGATAAGCTGTAATATTAGCCGAATTTGATAAGCTGTAACATTAGTGAGTAATATTATATCGGCTTTTTGCGGTTGATTTTTGGGGTGTTGGCTAAATAGTATTGGCGAAAGGGCTTTTAACCCTTTCGCCGTAACTATTTGTAATGTAATTACCAACCAAAAATGGCCTTGCGTGTCGTGGTTTCTGTCATCTCTGCGCGTTTCTGTACCTTAAACGCCTGTTCCTCGTTGGAAATTTTCTCAAGCTCCTTTTCGATGGGCTTCACAAACATTGGGTTAATATTCGTCTCAATGCTCTCGAAAATGGACTTGTACAAATCCATAGTATATGTATCACTTGAATTTTCTCTCTGCTCTCCTTTCTTCTTGAATATACGCTGAACTTTGACGTTAGCACCGCGCAAAACAAGTGAAACAAGTGTACTGGGAATATTACTGCCCATGAGATAAGCGTCTGCAAGCGCGAATTCGTCCACTAACGGAACTAACTGCCTACTAACTTCTGCTGCTGCAAGACTAAATTTGTTAGTTGTGATTTCTTCTTTGGTCTTGAAGTCGAAACTAACAAATTCCTTGTCAAGTTCAAACGAAATACGCTCGTCTCCGTTGTCCACTACACGAGTAACTTTCTTGATTGTTCCCTCGATTGTGTAATTTTCATAATTCTTTGCCATAGTTGTAAAAGTTTTTAAGTTAATAATTTGTTTGTTTGTTGCTTTGCTTTGGTTGTCTTTTTACTCGAAACAACTATCACCTTGTCTTTCAATTTCAACTTTGCGCAGCAAAATTTGATTTGCTGTAACATTAGTAAATTGATTTGCTGTAACACTAGTGAGAAACGAAGCATGGGGGGGGGTGTCAAGTTGAGTTAAAAGCGGAGGGGTGTCTTGAGCAAGTACTTCCCCTTCACACCTATACACTTCATTTTCCCCATTTTCTCCTTCACTCACTTCAACCTAATTTACACTACCACTACCTAATTTACCTCATCTCAACCTACTTCACTCAACTCAACTTCACCAACTATTATCTTTTTCATCACCTCTATTTATTTAACTCTTTCAAAATCTTAGCTTAACCTAATTTCAAATCAAAAAGAAAATCAACACTAGCTTTAACCTTTCATTCGTAAAGTTTTTCAAACTTTACTCATAGCTGCGCGTAATACTATAATCTTTCATATACTTCATAATTTTAAGTTACAACAATAAGAAAAGAGGCACTTTCACAAGCACCTCTTAAACCTTTTCTACCAATAACTTAAAACTACAAAAGAATTACAAGATTCGCATCTAAAATTCTAACTGTTTAATTAACTAAAACGCAAACCGTATGAAAAACTAAAACCTTTTACCATACACTAATAATATTAAATACACAAACCTAAAAACTATTACCAATACTATAAATAACAACAATATGAAGAGTATTATTAAAAGTTTAATTTATATTTTTATAATTACTAATATTAAGAGATAAATTAAATTTAATTTTAATATTAATATTATTAATTTAATTATTAATTTATTTATTATTTTAATTTTAATTATTAATAATATAAATATTATATCCCTAAATTAACTCTCCCCTATTGCCAGCAAAATTATCAAATTCCTGCGGAATTAGCAACTTTTTTAAGATTATTTAAGAAAATATTTATTTTGATTACAATTATACTATTAAAGCTACTAAAGATGATACTATTAATCATAGTGTTGATGTTAATTGTTAAAATATGTTATTTAATAAAAGTTAATATTAAATTATTTGTGTACCTGCAAAATAATGTTTATCTTTGCCTTTAGAAGTACTTGGAACATCAATTTTCTTGTATTTTTAAAGAACTTACACTTAGATGATAATAATACAAATGACTTTGGTCATATTATTAATTTAAACATTAATCAAAATGAAAACATTAATCACAAATGGAAAACTTGGAAGATTTGTAGTAAAACTTCCAGAGCGTCTTGAAGAAATAGGAAATGACTATTTCAAGATGTGTACTGATTTTATTCATCCTGCTAAGGACTATGCTGTTGTAGCAATAGTCTATAAGGATTCTTTAAATCTAATTCTTACTAGTGCTAAGAAGAGACAGCCGACACAACTCGCAATTATTCCTATATTTATTAAATCAGGTGAAACCAATTCTGACTTTATTAATAGTCTTAGTCTTGGTGATAAAATTGTAGTTGCTGCCAGTGACCTTTCTATCGGCCACCACATTAACTCACCTTATAATAAAATCACTCCTGACAATATTATTCGTTTAGCAGAAGGCGATGTTGAAGTTACAAAGCAAAGTCTTGCTATGAATAATCCTGTGTGTTTTATTGAATTTAAACTTGTACCTGTTAGTGCAATTCATGCTAAGTTAGATAAAACTAATAATAACTTTACTAATCCTTTTGTTTGCAAAGCAGATATAGTTGGTGATGCCTAAGGTAATTCTTCTCTACGGGGGAGCTTACTAGCTATCCACTCTAATAGCTCCCCTGTAGAAGAAATTGATGAAGATATGACAGATACTTATAAATTCCCTGGTGGCAAAGATGTTACTATTGTTCGTAAACAAGACATCATAGAATGTATCAATGATAATATTGTTGATAAAGAAGTTGCATTAACTATTATTCAGCAATGTGAAACTGATGCTGCCACATTTCTTCGTCAAGGTCGTTGGGTTGGTATTCCTTTTATAGGTAGTATTAGAGCCAATCAGATTAGAAAACTTGAAAAGAGTAAAGAACAACAAGAACTTATAGAAGCTGCTTATAACACGGTATCTAAAGAACAATATATTATATTTAGAAAAAGTCTTGCTCATAATAATGAAAAAAGATTAAAGGCTCAAAGATATTATAATTATGTTCTTGCAAGTGCTGTTGCTAAAAATAGAAACTTGTTTAAGAAGATGTGTAAAGAGCGAGGTGAAGCATTTACTCGTATTCATTTCTTTCTAAATCATAGTATTGTTGCAGTTAGTAATGAATTAGACTATGAATTAAATGGCGAAGATAGTAACAATAGATAGTATGTTAGTTGTTGATGACAGTGGTATGCCTGTGCCTCCTACTGTTAGACAACTGCTTGATAGAGACATTAGAACTTTATATTCTAGAGATAAATCGCCTGACAAAAAGCAATACATTGCTGAGGCTATAGTTATTTATCAACTAGGTGACCCAAAATCTCCTGCCAGACAATCTGGACTTAGTGAAGCTGAAGCTCTGAGATATGCTATTGAACAAGCTGGACTTCCAAAAGATTATATTCCTGATACGTTAGTTCTTAGATTAATAAAAAGATATTATGATGAGAATATTACAGAAGCAGGTCGTGTTGTAGAAAACTTATTGCAGACAATACACAACATTAATCTTGGAATTGGTCAAATAAATAGATATTTGAATGAGAAACTTGCAAGTCCTCTTGATGGAGATTCTATAGGAATTATTCTTAGTCTTGTTGAGAATGTTAAGAAACAAGCTGGGGATATTCCTTCAACTCTTAAAAAACTAGAGGAAGCTAAACAGAACTTAATGTACGAACAAGAAACTGAACTTTCTCGTGGTGGTAATGCTGTTCTGAGTTCTATGGATGCTGAAGATAATTAAACTATGGATAATAGATATGCACAAGACTTTCTGTATTTTGATGAAGGTCCTCATAAATATACAGATACTTTTGGAAATGAATATAGGAGTGTAACTACTCTTATAGGAGACTATTATCCTCATTTCGATGCTGACTATTGGGCTCATAAAAAAGCTAGAGAACAAGGTAAATCTGAGAAAGCTATTCGTGCTGAATGGGATAGAATTAGAGACGAAGCTTGTGCTCGTGGAACTGCAACTCATAATGGATTAGAAGATGCAATTAAAGAAGTTTCTAAATTTAAGAACGCTATTCGCTATCTTAACGATATTAACTCTGGTCGCGTTGTCACTATTGCCGATATTCCAGCTCTTATACCAAAGGCATTGGACATAGAGGAATTTAAAAAAGCTACTGATTATAAATATGAAGAAATATATAGAGTATTTGACTTCTATGTTAGTAAAGGGTATATTATATACTCTGAAATTGGTGCTTTCCTTATTGATTATCTTATTAGCGGTACTATTGATATTTTTTGTTATAGGCCCAGTGATTTTGTTATTCTTGATTGGAAAACTAATAGAGATGGCCTTAAATTCGAGTCTGGCTACTATAAAAAAGATAAATCTACGGTTCCAAATCAACTAACAGATGAATGGGTTAAAAAACGTGAGATGATGCTTCCTCCTTTAAATCATCTTGAGAATTGTAATGGTGAACATTATACTATGCAACTTTCTCTTTATGCTTTAATGGCTGAAGTAATTCTTGACATTCCTTGTCATGGATTAGGTCTTTGTCATATAGGAAGTCCTTGGATTAAAAATGCTTATGGACAGCCTTATAGAGATAAAGAAGGTTATCATGTTGACCCTAATGGCGAAGAAACTGTTAATTGGTTTAGAATTAACTATCGTAAAAGAGAAGCTCAAGCTCTTCTTCAAGATAGGCTTTATAAACTTAGAGCAGATAATAAAACAAGTAATCAACAATTAAGTTTATTTTAATTATGAAATATATTACAACATTTGAAGTATCAAAAGAATGTCTTAATCCTGACCTAATAGTTTATTATGACATAGATGAATATGTTAAAAACTTAGAAGTTGGAATGAATATTGAATTTATTGCTAATGTTATAAAACCTTCTTCTAGTTATAAAGAAACAATGCAGAACTGTAAAGTAATTGGTAGAATTGTTTATATTACTAACGGTATTATGAAACACTTTGAAACTAGAGAGCCTCTAATTAGACAAAAAATTATAGTTTATGTAACAGATTTAAACACTATTCACGAGGCAGAAGTTAAATTAGCTAATGCAATAGAGGAACTAAATAAAAAGAAAAATGATTAAAACAGCTCTTTACAGTAAAGTCAAAGATTATGACTTTGAAAAGCTATTTAAAAAGAAAGGTTATGCTTTCTTTACTAGAGGTGAATATAATTTAAATATTATAGGTGTTCGTGCTAGTGGACGTGTTATTACAAATAGATTTGATGATTTATTAGTTCTTATATACAAGACTCCTTGTGATATGTGGACTAGACAAATATATCAAATTACTACAGACCCTGGTAGATATTACATGCTTAATCCTACTAATCGTAAAGGAACTGCAATACTTGTTCCAGGCCAATATAGAGGAGTATATAAAATAGATAAACATCGTGGAAAGTATGACGCGCTTTGTCAGAAGAATAAGCCTGTTAAAGTTTATAGAGACGATAACAAAGATGAAATCTACGATTGGAATCCTGCAACATTAGATGAAGGCTTGTTTGGAATTAATATTCATAAAGCAGGTAAATTAAGTTCTAGAGTTGATACTTGGTCTGCTGGTTGTCAAGTCTTTGCTACTGATGATGAATTTAAACGTTTTATGACTTATTGTAAGAAACAAAGAGATTTGTATGGTAATAGTTTTACTTATACACTTCTAAATGAGGAGGAATTAGTATGACAGATGATGAAAATATTAAAATATTAGATAAGTTTACTGAATGGGTTATCTTATTCTTTTTAGGTATTATTATAGGTGCTATTACAACTAACTATTGTGTTGGTAAGCAGAATAGCACCCCCGTAGAAAGAATTGAGGTGATTGATTCATTGACTAAAGTTAATGATAGTATTAAGATTAAAGTCGAACAGTTAGATAGTATCAAAGATGCAAAAGTTATTGAGGTTAGTACTCTTGACAACGATAGTACTCTTAAGTTATTCTACAAGCTGGTGTCAGAATGAAAATGATACAATTCCTTCTACGGGGGAGCTTACTGTTTATCCTGACTCTGTACTTATTGCTTTTGATGACCTTCGTAAAGCTAACGCGAAGATGGTCGAACTTAAGTATGAGAAAGAGATTAATGATTCACTCCGTTCAATTATTAAAAATGATGGCATCATTATGCGAGAATATAGGAGTAATATTGATGCTATTAAGGAACAAGTTTCACAAGTTAAAAGACAACGTAATATTGCAGCTGGGGGAGGAATACTCGCCACGTTATCCTTGGTTATACTTGCAATATTAAAATAATTATGGAACCTACTGTTGAGAAGTATATTCAAGACTATCCTTTTCTTCAATATATAAACGAGGATAAGAGTCGTTATAAGCACGCAAAAGATTGCGGCTATGATGACCCTGACGATTTATTTCTTATAGGTGATAGTGGAGGTTTTCTTCTTAATATCCAGCCTGGAGATAAATTTGTTACTACTCGGTTATTTACTGAAGCTGCTGATTTCTATAGGAAAAATAAATGTTATACTTACTTCAAAATAGATAGTATTCCTCATAGACAATTTCGTAAAAGAGAAGAATATCGTAGAAAACATGGTTATACTGCTCCTTGTTTAATGCGTAATGGCGTGATTCAAAATGTACGTATCACTGGTGGTATGTATAATTATTTGAATTATACTATGATGGAGCAACTTGATACTAGTACAGCTAAAAGTACAAGAAATGCTTCTACTGGTAAAAAGAAATATGATTTTCCTAAATTTATAGATGCACAATTTTGGACTTGGCATATAAAAGAATTTGCTAAACGTAATGGTTTTCATCTTATAATAGATAAGACTAGACGTGGAGGTTTTTCTTATATTGAAGCTTCAGATAGTGCTAATAGTATAAATTTAAATAGTAGGAAAGTAATAATTCATGTTGCTGCTGATAAAAAATATTTAACTGCTACTGGTGGTTTAACTGATTTTACAATAAATAATTTAAGATTTTTTGAAACTAAGACTCCTTTTGTAAGAGGTCTTTTATCAACAAACAATGAAAACTTTAAATTAGGATTTAAACTTCCTAATGGTACTGTATCTCCAAAGTCATGGAATAGCGCACTATTTAGTGTGTCTGCTATGAATAATCCAGATTGTGCTATTGGTAAAGACGCAATGGATGTAAAGACTGAAGAGTTGTCCACTATGGAAAACTTTGATGATTTTATGTCTGTTACTGAACCTGCAATGAGAACAGGTGCTTATGTTACTGGTACACTTACTTGTTGGGGAACAGCTACTTCTGGTAATATGCAAACTTTTGAGCAGAATTTTTATTCTCCTCAAAGTTTTCATTTTATGCCTTTTGAAAATGTTTGGGATAAAGATTCTCGTAATGAAGTTTGTGGATATTTCAAGCCTTATGCTTGGGGTCTTCAAGGTCAAATAGGAGACTTATATGCAATGGACGATGATGGAAATTCTAATCTTGAAGTCGCTCTACGCATTTCATTTATTGAAAGAGAAAATAAAAAGAAAACTGCTAAAACTTTTGCTGACTATATTAACTATTTAGGTCAGTATGCTAACATGCCATCTGAATCTTTCAGTTCTACTACAGAAAATCTTTTCAGTAGTGAAAAACTTATGGCTTGGGAAGAACGTCTTAGAACTGATAATAGCTTTAAGATTTATGTAGATGGTATGGTAATTGAGAATCCTAAAGATACTAGAGAAGTTATTTTTAGAACTAATGCTAGAATAGAAGCTGAAGGAGGTAAACACAATCAAGATTATTACGATTGGATAGAAGGTGTTCCTCGTAAAGGACATGAACATCCTCATGGTTGTGTTCGTAAATGGTTTAATCCTATTAAAGTTCAATATATGAACAAGGAAGGACAACTTGTTTATGGAACTCCTCCTGGCATTTATTCTATTAGTTATGACCCTGTTGGTGTCAATAAAGAAAATAAACTTATTACTAATAAACATTCTCATAACAGTATCAAGGTATGGATGGAACCTTGTCAATATAACGGATTCAAATCTGCTTTAGTTGCTGCTTATTATGGTCGTCCTGAGAAACTAGAACAAGCTGATTGGATTTGTTATCTTCTGGCGAGACTTTATAATTGTATTGGAACTGTTGCTGTTGAAATTAACCGAGGTGAAACTGTAAGTAACTTTAGTAAATGGAAAGCACTAAAGTATCTTATGAAAGACCCAGTTCAGATTTGGGATACTTCTCTTAAAGGTGCTGTTGCTTCTACTTATGGTGTTAATATGGGCGATGGTCCAAAGAAATTAGAAGGTCTTCGATTACTCAAAGAAATGCTTTATTCTGTTATTGGTAAAGATGAGCATGGAGAGGATGTTTATTTTTTTCAAACAATATATGATTATCAATCTATTCTTGAACTTAAAAAGTGGAATGCTATAGGTAACTTTGACCGTGTATCTGAGATGATTATGCGTGCTTTACGTTGGAGATTACAAGATGTTGAAGCTGCTAAAGAACTTGCACATAGAAGAAAAGTTAAAGAACAAGGTGATAATATTTGGAAAAGAGATTGGTATTAAATATAATATATGGAGATATTCAGTGATAAAAGTTTTCCAAAGCAGAGAGTACCTGCTAGTGAAAAAGCTAAAGCTGAATGGTATGCTAATAGTATAGATTATATCATTTCAGCAGGTCTTAGCTATAATGACCGTAAAGATACTGAAACTAAATTAGCTATTCTTCACGGTGATATTCCTAATGAGTTTTATAAAAAGACTCTTAATCCTTATAATAGCAATAACGAGAAATATACTCGTTTTCCTGCTACTATGAGGAATCTTGACATTATGTCAGACGTACTTAGACGTTATGTTTCTGAATATTTTAAAGGTATTCATGAATTTATAGTAGGTGCTAGCAATCCTGACATAGTTCTTAAAAAGAATGCTAAACTTCGTGAGGAGATTGGTATTATGGCTGCTCAAGCTTTTAAGCAAGAGTTTGAGAGAAGACTTCAAGAACTTCAAGCACAAGCTCAGCAGCAAGGTACACCTCCTGACCAAGTTAATATTCAAGAGGCTATGCCAGACCCTGAGGAATTTATTAATAAATTTAATGAAAAGTATATTGATGATGAAAGTAAACAAGGTCAGGAACTTCTTAATTATATAAGAAGTATTACTGCTGATACTATGATTTATCTTCAGGCTTTCTTTGAATATGTTTCTCTTGGTGAATGTTATACTTATACTGACATTAGAGGAGAAGCTATAATTAAAGAAGCAGTTCCTACTTTAGAAGCATTTCCTATTCCTAATAATCAATTCTTTGTAGAAGACCATGATATGTTTGCTAGACGTATGCTTCTATCTTATAGTCAGATAATGGATATGTTTGATGATTATCTCACAGAAAAAGATAGAGAATACTTGCAAAATTATTATAGTGGTGCTGAACATGGAGGTAGAACACAGCTTCTTTATAGTAAATATTTTGAAGCTTATCCTGATGTTTGTGAAAAGTTTACTGATAAAGAACGTGAACTATTTAAGAAACAGCCTATAAGCCTTCAAGCCGAAAATAATAATCTTTGGGAAGTTTGGCATGTTGTTTGGAAAGGAGAAGCTCGTAGAGGTATTCTTACTTACATTAATGAAGCAGGTTTTGAATCTAGAAGAATTGTAGAAGAGGATTATAAATTTGATACGCAAGCTGGAGATTTAGCTATTGAGTGGGCATACGAGCCTCAGGTTTATGAAGGCTATCGTATTGGTTCTAGAACTTATGGAATCTATCCTATTAAATCTAGACCTGTAGCTTATCAGCGTAATGGTAAACTACCTTATAATGGAATTATGGAAGTACTTCCTTTTATGGGGCAGTTTAGCATTGTCAAAATTATAACTCCTTATCAAATCATGCGTAATATTTTCTCTTATCATAGAGAAATGGTTATTGCTAAAAATAAAATGTTAATTCTCCTTCTTCCTGAAAGTCTTGTATCATCTGATAGTGAAGATAGAGTTTATAGAATGGCTGCTGATGGTACTCTTCTTGTTGATGACAGTGAAGATACTAATAGTCAGAAGATGGCTCAGATAAGACTTCTTAATGCTAATATGGGAGATTATATCAAACAAATTAGTGAACTGATGTTTGATACTAAACAAGAAGCCTGGGATGAAGTTGATATGAATGCTCAACGTTATGGTGATATTGCTCAATCTGCTGGTGCTGCTACTACACAAGAAGCTGTTGCTAGGAGTTCTATGGGTACTGTTATTATAACAGAGATATTTGACCAAATGCGTCGTAGAGATTATCAACGTGACTTAGATTTCTGTAAACTTGCTTTTATTGATGGACTTAATGTAGCATATTTTGATGCTGATGGAAATCGTCATTATTTAAGTTTAGATGTCAATAGTTATATTTATTCTGATTATGGAGTAGTTGTTAAGAACGATGCTAAAGAAAAAGATAAAATCGAACAACTCCGTCAATGGGCGTTTAGTGCTGCTCAGAATGGCGACCTTGACATGGCTCTTGCTGCTATTACTGGTGACAATGTATCACAAATCAAAGCTACAATTCAAAAGTTTAATCAGATTAAACAGCAGCATGAAGAAGAGATGAAACAAGTTGATGCTCAGCTTAAAGAAGAAGAAATTCAAAATAAACTTCGTGAGATTGAAGCTAAAGGTCAACAAGACAAAGAACTTGAAGAACTTAAATTCCAACATGAAATGGCTCTTAAATATGTTGATGTTGATATGTCTATGTTGGGTAGTACTGGTGGTGATGAAGCAGAACAAGCTAAGAATAGATTAGCAGCAGTTGCTGAAGATAATCGTGCTAGAATTGAACAACAAAAGATTGATTTACAACGTCAGCAAATGCAGTCTGATTTATATAATGCAGCTGCTGATAGAGCTGTTAAGATGGAAGACATTAAGTCTAAAGAAAGAATTGCTAAAACTAATAAGAATAAATACGATAAGTAATAAATAATAAATAAATAATAAATAATTATGAGTAAGCCTAAAAGAACTTTACAAAACGCTGGATTTGATGAGTATGCAGATAGCGTTAGAACAGCACAATATCTTGATAGTATAAGACAAGCACGTTTTAATGACTATAAAAATATTATTGTGCAAGAAAGAAGAGATGAAGTAAATCGTAATAAGCAAGATGCTAAAAAATATGGTCCATTTGCTATATTTCCTATTATGTATAGAGGTGCTAAAGATATTTTCTCTGGTCCATCTTATAATAGAGAACGTGCTATAAAGGAAGCTGTTAATGCAGAGGCTGAGTATAACAAATTTATAAAAGGCAAAAATAAGAAATAAATATGATAAGTAACTTAAAAGATAAGTTAAAGGCTTTTATTAAAGCTAAACATATTGATATTAGTGAAGAATCTATAAATAAAATGTTTGATAAATATGACAAAGCCTAAAAGAAAAATAAGTCTTGAAGATGTTAGAAAAATTCCTGGTGGACTTGTTATGGCTCAAGCATTAAATCCTAAGAATAGATATATAGGTGGAACTCCAGAGCAAAGTAGAAATCAGTATTGGAGACAAGACCCTGAAATGTATATTATTACAGATAGTATTGCAAACGAATATAATCTTAACGGAGATTTACTTAGAGCAAGATTAAATGCTGAAGGTTTTACAGATGCTAGAATAGATGCTATAAATAGTTATATTAAAGCTGGTTTATCTCCTCAAGAATTAAATTCTGTATTAGATAGAAATACAGGAGAAGGATACGCAAATAGAGAACAAGCTCCAATATATTCTACAAAATATTACGGACTTGATGATATGGGCGATTATCTAGATAAAGGAAGAGCTAGTCTTATAAATGAGCGCTGGGGAGACTGGTATGTTACTAATGAGCATGGAAGACAAACTCACGCTGCTGCTGGTAATACTGTAAAAGATAATATAGGTCTTATGGCTTCTGGTCTTAGAATGTTTAGAGATAAGGCTAAACAAGATTTTCCTAATACTTCCGAATCTGATTTAGATAGGTATGCAGCTGCTTATTATAATAGAGGTGCTGCTGGTGGAAAACAGTGGGTTAAGAATGGAGCTAAAGGATATAATATTAAAAGAAGTTTAAAAGAAGCTGGAGGTTCTATTCATATTAAACCTTCTAAACATGGAACTTTTACAGCTGCAGCTTCTAGACATGGTATGGGCGTTCAAGCTTTTGCAAGCAGAGTTTTAGCTAATAAAGAGAATTATTCTCCTGCAATGGTTAAGAAAGCTAACTTTGCTAGGAACGCAAGTAAATGGCATTAATACTTGGTGCATTCCCAAGTTACTCGGTGTCCTGGTGGTGATAATGATACTATCCAGGACACTTTATTTTATTCTACATTTTGAAATTCATTTTGAGAAGGTCGATTATTATTGCTTATTAATTAATCATAAGGCATTGCTACTTATAACAAAAACGATTGTAGATAGTAAA